TATATCACTGTGGGACTCGGGTTTTCGAGGGCATATGTGTTTATGATTAATGATACTTCTTTGGGCTTTTGGGTTGGTAGCGGATTTAGTTGCTTATACCGAAGAGTATCGGTAGTAACACACCCGGCTAATGCAAATATTAAAACTAATAGTAAAAATACTCGTTTCATTACTGTACCTTTCTTGCTTCTAAAAATAATTCCGCAACTTGATCAAGGGCTTTCTGATAGTCCTTGGTTACACGAACAGTAATGCCACCTACAGATTCCCATTGTTGGCAGTTATCAATTCTATCGTCAACAAGAATATCACTTGACTTGCAGTGATTTTGTTTGTCTTCTGAGTAAGGTCCAAAGTGAACAGGAATGTCAGGATATCTCTCTTGTGCCCAAAGTACTTTATCCCAAAACGCCCAGTGTACATCGTTGTAATGAGGAATAGCAGTTAGGAATAATAGTTCATATCCTGCTTCATCTCTAAATTGACGAGCAAGATTAACCATGTCGTCTGCTTGTGGCATTTTTGGTAACTGTCGAAATATGCGTTGATTATTACGGATTTTTTCCCAATCACTAGGAGAGTACATAGCAGTAGGATCATCAAGCCTGTAACCGATAAAGTCTCCAACGCCTGCGTTCCAATCGGCTACTACACCGTCCATGTCTAAATAAATTGTATTCATGCTATATTATAACATTTATATACTCATTTGTCTATCGTGTAATTTACCAATCGCATCCATGAGTTTGCCTACTTGTCCGTCGTTACGCAGTGCTTTGAATACTAGATTAGGGACACCAAATTCACCTGCTTGTGCAAGACCAGCCTTACGATACATTTTTAACATGTCTTTAATATTGCGACACATTTCTAAATTTTCCGTAGCAATTGCACCGTCAATTGCTCGTTCCCAGATAGCAAATACTCGTTCTACTTCTGGTTTGTCATATTTGACTGCTTCTTGAGTAGGACGATTAATCCATTCACCTTTGATAACAGAGTAACTGCTACTAACTGGAGGATGGTCTACATCTTCTACATATAGTTCAACAGGAACACCTGCAATATTAATATCATGTTGTTGTGCCCAGAGTTTGCGTTTTGCATCAAACAATTCGTCTACTGCAACGTCGCAGTTAACTTGACTGTAGGGAACAATTAGGTGTAGGTCTAAATCGCTATGTTTGGTATAGTTGTAATTAACTTGACTACCTGAAACTACTAAATTTAACAAAGTAACATCTAAATCTAAAAATGCATAAAATTCTTTTGCAATTTTTAATAGTGCAACTCTTACATTAGATCGTAAGTGATCGTCCTTCCATAATACAGGATTTAAGGTGCTGTGGATCTCGATAGGATCAGTATATTCAAACATGCTCATATCTTTATTTATTTCCGGTAAATATTTCAATGATTGAAAAGAAAGACCTAACCGGACAAATTATTGCATCTCGCCCAAATAACGCAGATACTTATTTTTCCAAATCTGTTATCATAGTAGGAAAACACAGTCCGACAGGATCGTGGGGTCTCGTAGTCAATAAACCTACCGAAAAAATTACATTAGATCATATAATGCGGCAAACTGGAATACTTTCTAAAAAAGAAGATAAGGTCTATATAGGAGGTCCGGTAGACACTAATAGAGTATATATTGTACATACCTTAGATTGGACTGCACCTACTACAATGCAAATTACCAAAGATATAGGTGTTACTACTGACATATCTATACTGGCCGCAATTGCAGGTAACGAAGGGCCTGCATTATTTAGAACATGCTTGGGTATATGCCAATGGGCACCTAAACAACTTGACGGAGAATATTTTGGTCAAGAGCCATGGAGTCCTGCCGATAGTTGGGTAGATGCTCCTGCTACAATAGAGGCAGTGTTTCATTTAAACGAAGAAGATCAATGGATACACGGAATTGATTATATTACCAAAAATAATATATCTAATTGGTTTTAGTCTTTTTCGGGACTAAACGCATTTAACATATCTCTAGCATTTCTTGTAGGCATGCTCGATTTTGCAATCTTAGAAACTGGCATTCCTTTTGTAGGATCTATTTCGCCTGTTTCGGGATCTACGTTAGTACTAGTTACTAAACTTGTTTTCTTTAACCCGTCAATTAGCGCACTACTTGCTGCACTACGCTGACTTGCAAAACTTTGCTCTTCTGCTTCTTCACCTAGGTCATTAATGCGTAATGTATCAATGTTAAATTCCAAATCAACTTTTTGACCAACACCGCTTGATGACCGAGTTTTCATAAACTGAATTTGATAGCGGCCTCGCTCACGCATTGCTCGGCTTGTAAAGATACCAATAACGTTGTCTGCTGTTTGAATCTTACTCAGGCCCCCGCTGATGTGACTGTGATCAAATTCAACTTCCTCAACTGCTGAACGATTTAACTGTGCCGCAGTGACTACTACTGACTGCGTTTCCATAGCAAAGTTACGAAGTTCTTCTGATACATATTTGTCTTTAACAAACAGATCACTTGGACTGACTTTAACAGATAGCGGCATCATAAGGTCTAAGTAGTCTACTAAAATAATGTCAGGTTTTTTTCCTGTTTTAACCTGAAATTCTTTTAAATATGACCGCAAATCGTTACAATTCTTACCTGAAGGCATGTACTTTATCTGCATTCCACCGGCACGTCGACCTGTCATCTTAACCTTCATTTCTACATCATCAATGTTGCGGAAAATTTCTTTGGCTGCAATATCGGTAATCATCGAGTCAATCCGCATACTTACTAACTCTTCCGAAAGTTCGAATGTAAAGTAGACAACATTTAAACCGGCAAGTGAAAAGTTTACACCTAAGTTTGCTAAGAACAATGACTTGCCGCCACCTGACCCGGCAGCAAAAATATTAAGTTCGCCTCTTTTAAAACCACCGTATAACTTTCTATCAATGCTTGGCCAGCCAGTTGAAATCTGTCCATTATTGTCTTTCATTCGCAACAATCGAGCACGAGGATCATCCCAGTAATCAGTTCCCATATCTCTGCTCAAACTAATTTGAATAGCGTCTTTAATCAGTTTCTCAACCGGATTGTACTCACCTTTTTCCAACATATCTGCTGATTTAAGAATCGCTCTCTCAAGGCCTTTATGCCTGCTAAAAGTTTCAAATTCATTTAGCAACCATTCATAGTTTTCCTTTGCAAGCGCAACAGATTCGAACGAATTACTAGTAGATGCATTAACAATGGTAACTTCTGGCATTACCTTGTAATCGTCAACATATTTGGTAATAAAGGTTGCCGCATCTTGATAACGCTTGTCAAAGTTTTCCGGATCGAAAATGTTTTGACAGCGTACAAAAGTTTCTGCATCTCCTAAAAACATTTCGAGATACAGTTTTTGCATCTCTGCATTATAGTTTGGTTTATTCATCTAAGTTTTCTAGTTTTTTCTTTAGTAGTTGTATTTTTATCTTGTTCGTTTCTTTGTAGTTAATAATTGTAAGTAGTGTATATAGCCTACCATATTTCTTAACTGCATCGGCACAATCTTTTATATCTGATTCCCACGGCGGAATACTAACCGCCCATTCATTTTCTAATGCCGCTGTTATTATTTTTGCCCCGGGTTTATCTCTGTCCGGTACTACAATAACTGTTTTACCCAACATTTTTATTCTTGCTATTTGTGTTGCATTAGGTTCGTTATGCATAATTGCCACTCCGTCTACTGCAATGGCATCAAACTGTCCTTCTACTACTAATACATATTCTCTATCATCTTGTTGCGGATCTACGTTGAATACATATCCGGCCTGTGCATCAGTTAGGTATTTTGGTTTACCTTCAGTTATCTTTCTTCCAGTCCATCCTACTGTCTCTTGATTGCAGTAGAAGGGCAAAAGTAATCGATCTCTATAACCATTTTCTGGACTCCAATGCCAGTTGTACCAATCTAATTCCATACCTCGATTAACTATATAATCAGCACAGGCAATAACATCCGAATTAGGATCTTCTTCTAACCATTCAATTATCGGCTTGCTATCTTTAGGAAGCAATCTTGGCTCTAGGTTAAAATTTATAACTGGGGTTTTTACTACCTCTGCGTCTTCTTTAGATCGCAATGCCTCTAGATTTAATTTGGTTATTTCGTCATTGGCCATACCCATCCAACGAAACAGGTCTTTTGTATTCTTACTTAGTAGTCTGCCCGGGCTCCATCCTGCTTTAAAATTACAATTGAAGCAGTGATATTGAAATCCTTCTTCGTTAAAAAGAACCCCGCCACGTTTTCTAGTGTCTGTTTTTTCGCCTCTATTGTGACAGCAGACTGCATTAAAACTTGTCCAACCGCTAGGAGTAGCCTTTCTTTTACCAGGTAAGAAAGTTTGTACAGTTGATTGTATGAGGTTCATGCATATATTTTAACTTCTATACAATACTTTGTCAACTTTTCCGTTTGGATAATATGCAGTTCCTGGAGTAGGATTTCCGGGCAATTGTGGACTGTAATGATTATAAGTTCCGTCAGTATCCGGAATCCATTTTATTCTAACATCGCTCCAACTGCCAACAGCATTAGCATAATCGACTCCAGTAAATCCAGTATATGTTTTTGTTTCCAAAGTTACATAATTTCCAAACGAACCGGGACTATTATCTAGTGTTGCTTGAATTAGCACTGTGCCTGTAAAATTCTCAAGGTAAAGAGCGGCTGTTGTTGTTTGCGTTAGTTCTGGATATGCTCTTAAATTGCCTGTGTAAAATTCGTATAAATTAGTCTGCTCATTTGCAAATCTTTGAAAACTTACGACAGAACCACTCTCTTTTAATGTAGGATATAAATCGTGTGTTAAGTTTACCGTACCGTCTATTCCGTAGTAGGTATTCGAGTATGATGGTAATTTGCCGCCGTCGCTGTCTGTTAGAGTAATGCCGTATTTGTAATATCCGCTTGATAAAGATCGGGTGTCGTTTTCGTTTAAAGTTAATAAGGCTATGCCTCGAGTTGCTGTTGTGACACCGTCATCTAAAACTTCTAATTGTTTTTCTAAAACTAGTCGTTGTTCGTTAGCATTAAACATGCTGAATACAAAATTTTGATTGAATGCTATTGATGTACCCGAACTGATTGTAGTTAATATAGGTGATTGAAATTGCTCAGTATCTAGGTTGTAAACAGGATTTAGGTTGGCAATAATAACGCTATCTGCATTTACAGAAGAAACATAAGTTCCCGGAAGCACATTATTACTGTTAACTGTCATTCCTGCAACAATGCCAGTTGTGCTATCTAAAAATATTTCTGTGCTTGATGTTGAAATTTCCTGGGTAGTTGCGCCAGCGGCTTTGATTCTAACAGTTTTCTGGTCAGAATTTTTAACTTGAATTTGAACTTTATTTTTAAGTCCTTTTTGTATTTTTAGTTCACGCTGGTACATTGTTCTATCTATCCTTGTATTATTGTCCACATCTAATTGCACTTGCATTAAATTGGAGTATAAATAAACTGGTAATTTTTGCATACATATATTTATTTTAATGACCAGTAAGGACGACTTTCAGAAAAACTTTCCGTTTATAACCGGTGTAAAAACATCGGTTAACGAATATATCGGAATAGTAATCAACTACGACCTCAATGTTACCAGCATCTATAGTTATGCTGATATACGTTCTGAGGAAGAAAGAAAATTATTTCTAGAATTAGGAGAAACATGGTGGTGGGAATCCAATAGAAAAATTCCAATCAACATATTCTTAAAACAGGATATGATAGACTTTAGACCATATGTTAAAACATTTAACAGTAAAGATGTTGAAATAATATTTGGACCAATTGTAAATTTAGGTGAAATTGCAGAAAAACGAGTTAAACGTAAAAGCATTCAACTGGTTAGAAACGTTAAGAAAAACCGTAACTAATATTTTCACATAGTAAATTTAGTTGTACCACAATTACATGAGCATACGCAACAGCATGAGCCTTTTTAAAGAAATAAGCATCTTCTGTTTTAACCCATATCTCATTTTCAATAGCATCGAAACCTTTTTCGTTGCATACTGGGATGAGATGTTTCTTACCAGGCCGGAGGAGAGCAAGAAACATGGCTAACTGCTCAATGCTACGAGGTTTAAGTTTAGCAATCATATTATGATATCCGTTAATGTGAAACATCTGATCGCATACCGCAGAATCTTCTAATAGATCCCATAGCGGTTCAATTTTTAACAACTGTTCAAGTTGTTCCTCGTTTTTTATTCCTTGATAAGCAGATACATTTAAAAAGTCTATTTTAAAATATCCTCTATCTTCTGCTTTCTTATACTCAATTGCAGATAGGCCAGTTAATGGATTATACGGAATAACGTGACAATATACGCCAGTGTTGTGCTTTTTAAAATCTCCGTTCTCGGCACGAGATGCAGTAATGTGAGTTAATTTATCTAATGCTAGTTGTCTATTAGCAAAGTCTAAGTCAATATCAGGCAATTCCTATCTCCCTACATACTTCTTTAACCAATGCAACATCAGCAGGAGTTTCTTTAAATTTCTTTGACCAAAACCCAAAATCTAAAATTTTATCAACTATTTCCAATTGTTCGTCGCTAAACTTTCTCAATAACTCAACGCCTTCTGAACAGTTAAGAATTAACCACGGTGAAAGTTTTCCATCTCGAATATGATATACTGCACGATTAACACTTACATATCTAAAGTAATGTGTATACTCAGCATTTTGTTCTTCAGCCCATTCCATCATATATTGCAAACTACGTTGTACTGCACTTTCGGCAGGTTCTATTTTTACAAGATCCGCTAGATACTTGTCGTATAATTCATCTCGACACCAGTGATCTAATTTAACTCCGCTTTTAATTACCCAATCAATAAATCGTTCAGGGTATAACGGATTAACATTATTGATAAAACTGCCAAATTTTACAAATGCATTATAGTAACTGCTTTTACAAAAATCAGAATAAGACTTTTGTTTTTTGGCATTCTGTGTTAGTTGATAAAATCTGTTGTATGTAAAAAATCCTACCTGAACTCGCTTTTCTTCTTTCTGTAATACTCTACGTTTTTGCTCGCACATGTGAGCAATTAGCGTTTTTTCTTTCATAAACGCCTTACCGCAATGTACACAGTTAAAAGGTTGTTCTTCTAGTTTAATCACTCGTAATCTTTCCGTTGCTTTTTGTCAAAACCCATTTTATCAAATAGTTCGTCTCGATCTTTTTTGTCCATCATAGATGCAAGTAATTTAATATCACTCATCTTCATAGCAGGATACAGTTCTTCTAACAATTTTTCAATTTTGTTTGCTTTTTCTTTCGTACCTGATTTAAGATATGTATATCGCAAAGACGTGCCGGTACCGCAACTTGCAAACATTTTCCATAGCAACGGTTTATGACCTTTGCTTAGTTCCCAATGATTTTTGTTTACAAATTCGTTAACACGATCAATTGTAAATTCATAAGTTTCAGAATCAGACTGAGGATTGCCCACGAACCTCATTAGGAGATACGGACTAAATGCTTTCTTTTCTTCGTCAGTAAGGTTATTATAGAAATCATAATTTCTAGAATTTACTGCTCTTAGTTCTTTGCCAATGTCTAATTTTGCTGCCATTATACTGGATGCCAATCTAGTGGTTTAGGGTTGTCTTTACTGAGGTGATGTATAATTATACACTGGTCTAATGCTTTTTGCAAGGTAACATTAGTCCGGGCTACTCTTCGAATTTCATTCCATAAATTCTTTTCTTTAATATCATCAAGTTTTGATCTAATATGTTCAGGCGCCAGTAATTGGTCATCTGAACTCCAATCCCACCCTATGATTATTTTTTCAGTTGATGATAATTCCTGTGCGTATGTCACCCCATCAATTTTTTCATAAGAATATGATGCACCTGGTGTAAGCCTGCTCATATTACCAACACAGGCCGTAATCAACTAATTCACTTTGCCTACTAACTTCTTTTACAAAATATGCACACACTGGTTTAGGATCATTGCTTAACGGAGTGCAAAGCAATTGACCTGGCTTCATTTTAGGAAAATACCATTTAACATCTTGATAGACATCAACGATATCAACATCAAAAAATTCTGGTCTAAAACTACTTAAAGGATTAAATGTAAAAGTTCTAAAACCTCTATCATTTAAACTTGTCAGTGGAAGAATTTCCATTGAAGGGCCTTCAGGATCTCCTACAATAGTGCACCAATCAAGAGGCATATTAACTTTGTAGGGACCTATTTGTAATACTGCTGCCGGAGCAGTAAAACTTTCTAAGAAAATTAACGGAATATAAAAATAATCAGGATTCGATGGATCACTATTGTCCATTACTGAAAATCTAAGGTCGTCTTCTATTTCATCTGGAAGGTCATTGAGGTGATAAATCTTATTATCAAGTGTTAATATTTGCATTAGTATTTTACCTTTTCTACTGTGAATGGATAATGTGCTTCTTTGTAGAAACGTTTTCTCTCTGTTAAATGTTTTTTAGCGTATTTGCTACTGGCAGTTAAATCCCAAATTTGCACGAAGTCTTTGTCTTCTGCTTTTCTAATACCTCGCCCAATACTTTGTATAACTCGGACAAAGCTCTTTCCGGGCTCCAAAAGAACCAGATTAAAAATACGAGGGATATTAATACCCACAGCGGCCACACCATAAGTCGCCACAATAATCTTGTTAGTAGAAGTTTTAATTTCATCGTATTCTTCTTTTCTGTCTTTAGTTTTTACTTCGCCTGAAATAAACACACTGTCTGGAATCTCATTTATTATAAACTTTCCTGACTCTATTCTGTCAACCAAAACGAGTGTATTTCCAGTTTCTGCAATACCTGACACTAGTTTACTAATCCACTCCATGCGTGTGCTATCAGTAACTAGGTATTTTAATTCGCCTGGATAACTTTCAAACTCTTTCCATTCCTGAGTTTGAATAATGTTAACATGGCATTGACTCAATACTCCTTTTTCCTGCAATTCGTACGCCGCTACTCGATGCACCACTTCGCCTAATGCAGACTTGATGTTTAGAAATTCAATGTCCTCTTTTGGTACGGTGCCGGTTAGGCCCCATCGGATAGGAGCATTGCTCATATTTTGAGTCAGTAACTTTTTAAGTACATCTGCTTTGGCCATGTGTACTTCGTCTACCATTACGGTACTCACACCATCTAAAAATTCTGCCAAAGTCAGTAAGTCATTTTCGGTGGAGTTTTTTGATTTCTTATCTAAAATATTTAAACTTTGCCATGTGCAGATAGTATGAGTTTTATTGAGGTCTTTTCTATCTCCGTAGTATACACCTACATCAAGTTGACAGTTAATAAAATCTTCTTCTGTCTGTTCAACAAGACTTTTGTTAGGTACAATTGTAATTGTACGACCGTATTTTTCCACAATTTTTGCCAATGTTGCAGTTATAATTGTCTTACCAAAACCTGTAGCAATTTCCTGAATGCATTGAGGATTCTCAAGGAACTTGTTAACAACTTCTACCTGGTCGTCACGTAGTCTAATCTTTTCTCCAGCAAATCGATGCCCTTCTGGCCATGTTTGATTTCCCCAAAAATCTTCTTCAACTTTTTCAAATTCTAACGGCGTGGATTTTCGATAATCTTCAAGTGTAGGATCGTAACCCATGCGAACAAGTTCTTCAATTACCTCAGGTAATAGACTCATGTAGGTGGTACCGCCAAGTCCGAAGAAACTTGTGCAACCGTCCCACCTGCCTAATTTGTACGCAGGCAAGTATCTGGCTTTTTGATCAAAATATTTGAATTTTTTAACCAACGCTTTACGAGTTTCAAGATCGAGATTTTCAATCTTTACGTTTACTTCGTCTTTGATTACAATTTTGCAAAAACTCAATTTAATTTTTCTTTCTTAGTAGGAGCGTATCTTATGACATTAGACATTGTATCAATGTAACTGTTGATACTATAGTGAGAACTCCATGTTGCACTCAAATTAACCACAAATTTGAATTGCAGGCCAGATTTTACTACAGGCTTTGGAAGTTTCTGACTAATGAAAACAACTTTTGTATTTTCGCTAATGGGATTGTTTAGTTTACACTCTTTCACAAGATCATTAAAGACTGAACCGTTTCCGTTATCTAGTCTAAACATCACAGAAATGTCTTTTTCTTCAAAATTTTGTGATTTTAACCAAAAATACCAGGTACGCAAACTCTGTAGTTCATCACCGCCCGGAACAACAATTAATGCAGGCAAATTGTATTTGAACAGGTCAGTAAACTGACCAATGGCAAATTCTTCTGAGTCAAATTCTGTCACTTTCGTGTTAGTTTTTGTTAAAAACGATTCAAAAAGAGGCGAAAAATTTGCCTTTTGAACCATTTCTTCTACCTTTTCAGACCAGGTAGTAATTCCGTACATTCGTGCCAGCAACATGACATGTTTAAGGTCATTTACTTTAGGTTGTGGTACACTTGTGTGTACGTTTCTAAAAACAAACTGATCTTCAATCACATCCAGGCAAGGTACGTAATTGTCAATTTTCTCAAAAATTTCTGCGATCTTGTCGTAATGTTGTTTAAATGCCGGGTCAAGGATATATTGATCATTAACAATATTATGTTGTAGCCAAACAACTGAAGCCTCTTCTAAATCAAAATCCCAAGACTTGTTTTCTGAATTCCAATTAACTCTGTGTCCAGCATACTCTGATTTATATTTCTTAATTTTTGCCACTAGACTATCGTTATAGGGAAATTTTACCTTGATGCACTTATCTTCAATTTCGATAGACGAAACAGGAATGTACGATTCTAAC